CTAAACAGGCAGATCGTTCAACCCATACCCCCCAAACCTAACCACCCCCTCCCCAACCCACTCATTCACCTCCGCCAGCCGCTCCTGCAGCGGCTTCACCTCATTCCTCGCAAAAACCAAAGCCGCTTTTTCAGCATCCCCAAATCCCCCAGTATTAGCCGGAATAATCCCCATCAACTGCGGCGGCACCCGATGCGCGGCCAGCTGGTCGTCCCGCGTCACGTTCTTGATATTCCAGAACTCATCCTTGGCAGCCACCTCGGAAACAGGAATCAACTGAATCCCGTCCTTTTTGCCCGAAGGCGCATACATAAACAGGTTCCGGAAATTTCCCGGTCCTTTGCTGTTCTTCAGCGCCTCGCGCAACGCGTCCACGTCTTCCTGCTTCTGCGCCGCGTCCGTCATGTACAGGATGAACCCGGCATGGCTGCCGTTCTTGTAATACCGCCGCCGGAACAGCGTCGCTGATTCGTTCAGCCAGGTCGCGTTCAGCGCCGACAGGTATTCGGGCAGCCCATACACCTCCTGGTTGATATCTGGCTCCATCAGGTGGAACACGCTACCAGATTTGAACCGATGCACGTCCTGCATGTTTTGCACGAAGAAGTAGCTGTCCAGATCCAGCCCCCGCCGCATGTACTTTGCCAGGGCCGGCTCCAGCGCCACCGGCCGCCCCAGCACGTTGTCGCGCCGCTCCAGGTATCCATTCCCGAACACCAGAAAATCCTGCACCCACCGCGCGAACGCCGACCGCGACAGCAGCTTGTGCGGGATGAACGTCGACACCAGGATGTTCCGCTTCACGTAAATCGGCGAGCTGTTATGCACCGCCGCGCGAAACGTGCGCGCCAGCCCCTCCCAGGGCATCGGCGGCTCGAACCAGTCGCCCACGCGCAGGCATTCCACGTAGTCCAGCAGCTCGCGCCGATCCAGCACGGCCACCGGGTCGCCAAACGTGAACGCCTCCAACGCCCCGGCGCCAGCGCGCGCCGCCGTGCCACCCTTCCGACGAAATTTCCCCATGCTCATGACATCTCCATAATGCTGGTGTTCGTTGTGGTCACACCCTCCAACGGCTCGTGCGCGATGGCGTGCATACAGGCCCAGGCCAGATCCGCGTGGCTGGTTTCCTCCGACCGGCCGGCCTGATAGGTGACCCGCCCCCCGGCAGCCGTGGTGGTCTTCCGGATAGACATGAACGACGCGGCGAAGTCCGTCCACCCGGCATCGAATTCCAGCCGCCCCTTGCTGATCACGTCGTGCGCCTTCAGCACCAGGCCGGTCTTCACGTCCACGGAATAGGTAAAGCCCCGCGCATCGGGCCGGAACTTACTGACCAGCTGGAACACGGCATCGCCAATGCCCGTCCGGTCGATGCCGATGTACGCCACGCTGTACCGCTCGCACACCCGCTTGATCGCCGCCGCCTGCTCCTCGTAGTCGATGCCGCGGAACTGGTGCTTCTCCAGCACCCGGAACTTGCCGCCGGCCACCAGCGGCGGCGCCACCACCACAAGCGCCGCGCTGTCGCCGCCGCCACCGTTCGGGTCATAGCCCACCCACACATCCCGGTTGCCAAACGGTCGCGGCGACCAGTGCCGGAAGTCCTCCCACACCTCCCAGCTATCCACCGTGCAGCGCATCAGCATCGACAGCGGAAACACCGACGCCGTATCGTCGATAAACCCGCACATCAGCAGGTTCTCGAAGTCGGCATCGCTGTATTCCAGGCGCAGCTGCTCGATGTCGAACAGGTTGCAACCGCCGGCAATCGCATCCTCCACGGTCACAATCTGCCGCCACTGCCCGTCCGCGCAACGCCGGCCGCCCTTCAGGTTCGCGTGGCTCACATCCACGCGGATGTGGTCTTGCTTCTTCCGCCCCCGATTGAACAGCGCCCCGGACCAGAAGGGGTACGCCTCATGCGCCAGGCTCGAAGGCGTCGAGAAATATGTCTGCCGCCATTTCGAATGGATGGCCATCCCCGACGCCACCTTGCGCAGCTCCTGAAAACGCTGGATCCAGAAATACTCGTCCAGGTACAGGTTGCCGTGGTAGCTCTGCGCCGTGCGCGCGTTGGTGCCCAGGAAGTACAGCGTGGCGCCGTTCGGCAGCACCATCGGGTCACCCTTCAGGTCCACCCCGACGGCATCCCTGGCGAACTGCATGATGTACTGCTTGAAGACGTGCGCCTGCGCCTTGCTGGCCGACAGAAAGATCTGGTTGCGCCCCGTGGTCAGCGCATCGACCAGCGCCTCGCGCGCGAAGTACCAGGTCGCGCCGATCTGCCGGCTCTTCAGGATGTTGCGGATCCGCTCGGCCAGGCCTGCCTCGTACCAGAGTCGCTGATACGCGAACATCGAATCCATGAACGCGTCCACCAGCTCGCCCTGCTGCGCCTCGCTAATCGCGTTGCGCTCCACCTTGCGCCGAGCGCCCTTGTTCCGGTTGGCCACCTTGGGATTCAGGTCGACCTCGTTGCCGCTGGCCTCATAACGCCGCACACGCGCAAGCCGCTCGATCTGCCGGCCCAGCAGGTCGATTTCCTTGTAGTCCTTGCCCTCCTTCTGGTCCTTGGCCACCAGCAGCGCCATCCGCGCCTCCAGGCTCGCGCCCACGCGGTCCACCGTGTCCGCCTTGTGCCACGCCTCACGGCGCTTCCAGCTATGCACGGTCGCGGCCTTGATGCCGAGCATCTCGGCGATGCGCGCGACGCGGTATCCCTGCCAGTAGAGCCCGCGCGCAATGCGGCGCGGGTCCATCTGCGGGTCGAATTGATGCGTGGAAATGGGCGGCAGCGTAGTCATGCCGCAACGCTACCGTTCGCGCGCACGCGTGCCACGCGGACGATGTTGTCTGCCCGGCGCCAACAACACCGCGACGTTGCCCGCGCGAGTCCGCCTGCTCACCATGGCAACACCACTGATTCACCGACGAGACAGCCATGGCCAGCAGCAAGCCCAAGTTCTTCCGCATCGCCACCGAAGGCGCCACCAGCGACGGCCGCGTGATCGACCGCCAGATGCTCCTGCAGATGGCCGCCAGCTATACGCCGCAGACGTACGGCGCCCGCATCAACCTCGAACACATTCGCGGCATCGACCCCAAGGGCATGTTCCAGGCCTACGGCGACGTCCTGGCCCTGAAAGCCGAAGAACAAGACGGCAAGATGCGGCTCTTCGCGCAGCTCGACCCCACGCCCGAACTGGTATCGCTCACCAAAGCTCGCCAGAAAATCTTCTGCTCGATGGAGGTGAACCCCGATTTTGCGGATACCGGCGAGGCCTACCTGACCGGTCTGGCCGTCACGGACAATCCGGCCAGCCTGGGCTGCGAGATGCTGCAATTCAGCGCCAAGGCCAAGGTCAATCCGCTGGCCGACCGTAAGCAGGATCCGAACAACCTGTTCTCCGAAGCCGTCGAAGTCGAACTCGACTTCACCGCCGACGATCCGAGCGAACCTGCCCAGCCCACCAACGGCCTGGCCGCATCCATCAAGCGCCTGTTCGGCTGCGTCGACAAGTCCGAAGCCGGCAGCCAGGCGCAGCACGCGGACACACGCGAGGCCGTCGAGCAACTGGCCCGCGAGATCCACGCGATGGGCGGCACCTTCACGAAGGTCACCCAGGCGCTGGAATCCATCGCCAGTCGCGTCGACACGATCCAGTCCGAGCAGCAAAAAGACAAGGCCGAGTTCTCCACCTTGAAAACCGCGCTCGATTCGACCGAGTCGTACAGCCGCCGCCCACCGGCCACAGGGGGCAACGGCAGCACCGCCGCCTCGACCGACTGCTGACCCGACACCCCATTCCTCCGGAGCCCATCCCATGCGCAACGACACCCGCCGCCTGTACACGGCCTACGAACAACGCATCGCAGAACTGAACGACGTGGACCGCGTCGACCGCAAGTTCAGCGTCGCGCCCACCATCCAGCAGAAGCTGGAAACCCGCGTGCAGGAATCGAGCGAATTCCTTTCGCGGATCAACATCATTGGCGTGCCCGAGCTGGAGGGCGAGAAGGTCGGCCTGGGCGTATCCGGCCCCGTGGCCAGCACCACGGATACGTCGAAGAAGGAACGCCAGACCACCGATCTGGCCGCGCTCGACAATCGCAAGTACCGCTGCGAGAAGACCGACTCCGACACGCACATCACCTACCAGCGCCTGGACACCTGGGCCAAGTTTCCAGACTTCCAGACGCGCCTGCGCGACGCCATCCTGCGCCGCCAGGCACTGGACCGCATCATGATCGGCTTCCACGGCATTGGCCGCGCTGCCACGTCCGACCGCAAGGCGAATCCGATGCTGCAGGACGTGAACACGGGCTGGCTGGAACACCTGCGCAAGGAAGCAAAGGAGCGCGTCATGACCGGCGCCAAGGCGGCCGACAAGATCGTCGTAGGCGGCTTCGATGGCGAACCGGGCCGCGACTACGCCAGCCTCGACGCCCTGGTCTTCGACCTGTGCAACAACCTGATCGCGCCGTGGTACGCCGAAGATCCGGACCTAGTAGTCATCTGTGGCCGCAAGCTGCTGGCCGACAAGTATTTCCCGCTAGTCAACCGCGACCGGGAACCGACCGAAAAGCTGGCCACAGACATCATCATGAGCCAGAAGCGCATCGGCAACCTGCCCGCCATCCGCGTGCCGTATTTCCCGCCGGACGCCCTGCTCGTGACCCGCCTGGACAACCTGTCGATCTACTGGCAGGAGGGCAGCCGCCGCCGCACCATCGTCGACAACGCCAAACGCGACCGCATCGAGAACTACGAATCGAGCAACGACGCCTACGTGGTCGAGGACTTCGAATGCGTGGCGATGGCCGAAAACATCGAGGTGGTCGACGTATGACCAGCCCTGCCCGCAGCCACTTCCTCCGCATGGCCGCTGCACGCTCCGCAGCTGATGCCGAAGCGGACAACCCGCTCCGCCACGCCACCGGCTACGAGCTGATGCTGGCTCAGCTTGCCGAGCACAAGCGCGCCCTGAAGCTGATCCAGTCCATCAAGCGCAAGGCCGACGCCAAGCGCACGATGCTGCCCGAGTACCAGGCCTGGATCGAAGGCGTTATCGCCGCCGACGCCGCCGTCCAGGACGAAGTCTTCATGACCGTCATGGTCTGGCACATCGACGTGGGCGACTTCACTGGCGCCCTGCCGCTGGCGCGACACGCCATCCGCCACCGCCTGGCCATGCCCGACCAGTACCAGCGGACCACCGCCTGCCTGATCGCCGAGGAGTACGCCACCATGGCCATCAAGGCTGCCGAGGCCGGCGATCCCGTGGATACCGACGCACTGGCCGACATCGCCCAACTCGTGGAAGGCGAAGACATGCCCGACGAGGTGCGCGCGAAGTTGCACAAGGCCATCGGCTACAGCAGCCTGACCGGCATCCCCGCCCTGCCGGCCGACCAGCAGCAGCGCGCCCGGCAGGCCGCCCTCGCTCATCTGCAACGCGCCTTGACGCTGCACGACAAGTCAGGCGTGAAGAAAGACATCGAGCGCCTGGAGCGCGAGATCCGAAACGCAGCCACCGCCGCGCCGCCTGAAGACAAGCCAGGCGACGGATCCGGCTGACCCCGAGCGTGACCCCGCGCACCAGGCGGCACGGGGTGCCCAAGGCCAGGCCACGCGCCGCACCGACAGTCACCCCGTCCACCGCCTCCATCGCCTCTACTGTCCCCAACAGGTCCAGCCATGTCTTCGTTCCTCGCCAAAGCGCCAGCGCCACCCGGACAGACCGTCATCGCCAACGACGGCTTCTTCCCCGACATCGATGTCAGCGTCGCCATGGCCGCGATGCGCCAGGACGGCACCGTCACCGCGGGGCGCCTGCGCGCGGCGCTCGTCGAGGCCATCCTGTCGGTGAACGAAGACCTGGCGTCATGGCGGGTCGCCCGGCAGACCGCCGGCCACGCCAGGCTCGAAGCCGTACCGACCGACAAGATCGACGGCAAGCCCGCCCACGTCCACCGATACCTGCGCGCGGTGTACTGCGAGGCCCGCGCCGGTCTGATCGAACGCTATCGGGACTATGACGCTACCGCTGCCGGCGACCGCAAGGCCGAGGCGCTGATGCAGGCGGTGGAAGACCTGCGCCGCGACGCCCGCTGGGCTGTCAGCGACATCGTCGGGCGCCAGCGCAGCACCGTGGACCTGATCTGATGCGCGCCATCGCCATGCAGGGCGACACCGTGGACGCCATCTGCCACCGCGTCTACGGCCAGACCGCCGGTATCACCGAGGCGGTCCTAGAAGCGAATCCGGGCCTGGCCGATCTCGGCCCGGTCCTTCCCCACGGCACGGTCGTGAACCTGCCCGACCTGCCACCCCAGCCGGATGTGAAGCGCGTCCCAGCTGTGGGACTGACACCAAGGACCAAGCAAGGACCAACATGGCTGAACCCATCTCCACCAGCTCGACCGCCGCCCTCGCGGTAACCGGCGTCGGCGCCGTCTCCCTGCTGCCAGGCGTCGACGCCGCCACCGTGCTGGGCGCCTTCGCTGGCGCCGCCGTCTTCGCGCTGAACTCGGACGAGCTGTCCACCGGCAAGAAGGTCGCCTTCCTGCTGCTGTCGATCGTCATGGGCTGGCTCACCGCCCCGCTCGCCGCATCGCTGCTGGCGCGGCTGCTGCCGTCCGACACCGAGGTCAGCCACGGCGTCGGCGCCCTGGTCGCCTCGGCCGTCCTGGTCAAGCTCCTGCTGGCGCTGATCCGGCTGGCCGACCGCAGCGACCGGCTGATGTCCCTGATCCGTGGTCACCATGAAAGGAGTGGCAAATGAAGCTGCTGTTCATCCTCCAGGCGCTGCTGTGCGCGTTGATCGCCGTCCGGCTGCTGCTGTTCCGCCGCGCCGGTGGCGTCCACCGGCCCTGGGCAGCCCGCCTGGCCTATGGCCTGATCGTGCTGACCAGCACCGGCGCCATCGGCGGACTCTGCGGTCGCTATGAATGGGCGCTGCTGGCTCAGAACGGCATCACCGCCGTGCTATGCCTGGCCATCTACGCCGTGCGCGGCAACGTGGTCGAACTGTTCCGCATCACGGGGCTCGATCGCGCCGCCGATGGGGATTCCTTCCTGCTTCGCCTGCTCCGGAGATCCCGCCATGACGATCCTGCGACGCGGTAACGTCGGCGCCGATGTGCGCGAGTTGCAGCGCCTGCTGCGCACGCGTGGCGCACAAATCGAACTGACCGCCGAATTCGACGGGGCGACGGTCGCAGCCGTCCTGGCCGCCCAAGCCCGCTACGGCCTGGTCGTGGACGGCCTGGCCGGTCCCAAAACGCTGATTGCCCTGCAGTTGGACGGCCGGCAGCCCGGCCAGCTTGGCGCCGACGACTTGCGCCGCGCGGCCGCCCAGCTCGAAGTGCCGCTGGCCAGTGTCCGCGCCGTGAACGAAGTGGAAAGCGCCGGCCCCGGCTTCCTGCCGGACGGCCGCCCGGTCATCCTGTTCGAGCGCCACATCATGTACCGGCAGGTACGCGCGCTCGGCCTCGATGCCGATGCGCTGGCCCGCCAGTACCCGAACATCGTCAACCCGAAGCGCGGAGGCTACATGGGCAAGGCGGCCGAGCACATGCGCCTGACCCGCGCGGCGGAAATCAACCAGGCCTGCGCGCTGGCGTCGGCCAGCTGGGGCATGTTCCAGGTCATGGGCTACCACTGGGAGCGCCTGGGCTACGCCAGCGTCGAGACGTTCGCCGACGCCATGCGCCAAAGCGAAGCGGACCAACTCGATGCCTTCGTGCGCTTCGTGCTGGCCGACCCGGCGCTCCACAAGGCGCTGAAAGCCCGCCGCTGGGCCACCTTCGCCGCCGGCTACAACGGCCCGGCGTACAAGGACAACCTATACGACGTCAGGCTGGCGCGCGCCTACGCACGCTACGAGGCCGAAGATCGGGAGGCCGCATGAACCGCACCCTGTACATCGCCCTGGCCGCGCTGTTGGCCGTCCTCGGCATCGCTGGCGCTGGCGCGTGGCTCACCAGCCAGTACCGCGCCGCCCAGCAGCGCGCCACTGCCGCCGAGACGCTGGTCGCATCGCTGCGCGCCCAACTCGACAGCACCGACGTCGGCGTGGTCGAAGTCATCCGTTACGTAGACCGCGTCAAAACCATCCGGCTCAAAGGCAACACCATCATCAAGGAGGTACCCCGCTATGTCACCGTCGAGGCTGATGCTGCCTGGTGTGCCTGCTGGCTTTGTCCGCCTGCACAACGCCGCCGCAGCCGGTGCAATGCTCGATCCGCATCCCGGAGATCCTGATGCGGCCCCCTCAGGCGTTCCACTCTCTGCCGTCGCCGCAACCGTCGCCACCAACTACACCACCGGCCACGCCAACGCCGCCCAACTGACAGCGCTCCAGGACACACTGCGCGCCCAGGACGTCACCATCATCGCGGAACCGGCACCATGAAAAAACCCGCCCAGTTGCGAGCCGCCATCACCGCGGCGGTGCCCGACCTGCAGCGCAACCCCGAGAAGCTGCACCTATTCGTCGAGGAAGGCCGCCTGGTGGCCACCGGCGCGAAGTCCCTCTCCTTCGAATACCAGTACACCCTTAGCCTGCTGGTGACCGACTTCGCCGACAGTGCCGACGCCATCACCGTGCCTGTGCTGGCGTGGCTGCGGGAGAACCAGCCCGAGCTGTTCACGAACCCCGACAAACGGCTGGATGGCTTCAAGTTCGAAACGGACGTGTTGAATCACGACTGCGTGGATCTGCTGGTGAAGCTGCCGCTGACTGAGCGCGTGATCGTGAAGGTGGCCGACGGGAGGTATGAGGTCACCCACGCGGACGAGCCGGTGGATCCATACGACGATCCGTCCGGATGGAAGCTGCCCGCGCGATGAAAGATCTGGACGAACTGACCACCTGGGCCGGCGCCCTTGTGCAGACGCTGGACGCTCGGCAACGGCGGGCGCTGATGCGGGCGGTCGTCACCGAACTGCGGCGGCGCCAGACCGCACGGATTGCGGCGCAGCGTAACCCCGATGGGTCGGCCTACGAACCGCGCAAGCCGCAGCTCAGGAAGAAGCAAGGCCGGCTGCGCCGTACGATGTTCGCCCGGCTGAGGATGGCCCGGACGATGAAGGCCCAGTCGGATGCGGGCAGCGCGGTGGTGTTGTTTGCTGGCTACGCCGGGAATATCGCGGCGGTGCACCAGTACGGGTTGCGGGATCGGGTGAATCGGAAGGGGAATCTTGAGGTGAGGTATGCGCGGCGGGAGTTGTTGGGGTTCGCGGAGGGGGATGTGGATCGGTTGGCCGACATGGTACTTAGCCATGTCGTGCCACGCGAAACCCTTTGATGCGAATGATCATCGTGCCTGCGCTTTACTCAGAAGCGAATAGCAGCTTGCGGTGCCATTCGAGATACTTGATGGCTTCCTTGTGACGCTGAGTCAGGCCCATCTGAGATCGCTGATCGAAAGCCGTTTGTAGACGTTGTGGAAGACTCGGGCTGATCATCAGCCTGCAGCAAACTGGACTGCTTTGAAATACTTCGTGACCGCAGCTGCCTTGGCGGCAAACTCTGCGGGACGCTCTGCCACTTCGGCACCGACGAACGTACCCGCGCAATATCCGTCATAGCGGAGTTCCACTCCGTGGGACACGCCGAGAATCCCAACGGCATCTCGCAAACATTCCTCGATGCTGGTCCCATTGCCAGAATCCAGCGCAGGCGGCCCGCCCGAATCCGCCTCGGCCACCCACTCGTACAGTGAGGTTTCCAGCTTCTCGATCCGCAGCACGATAAAGAAGAACTGATTACTCATATGCGCACGTACCTCCACGTTTTCAGCCCGAGAGCTTGGGCCGCGAGTTTGGCCGTCTCCTTGTCGGCAAAGTGCGGGACTTGCTTCAATTCCAGCTTGTCCAAGAGCTCAAACTGACCCGGTTCCAAGTCACCGTTGTATCTGAACTTGTACCACCGCACCGTTTCGTCCGTGGTCGCCAAGATGTATGTCACGCCGAATCCTTAGAAAGAACGTCCAATTTGCTAGTTCCAGAGCAATTGCTCTCGCGCGGATGAGAGCACGTCGCTGTGCGGTACCGCTTCTTGCCACCGGTAAATCTTCGCATTTGAAATCCTCCGCCAATACCCCCAGCAAGAATGGCATGCCGACACCACTTCGCCCGTCACTCCACGTCGCAGCACCAAAAATACTCAGTTGCCGACCCGCTTTGCGCGTACGGTTTCAGCGCGCAGGACGCTATGGACGACGCGGTGACAATTTGCGCATAAGCACTGCACGTCATCGAGAGTTGTCACATGCCCGCTCTCCATCTTGCTAACGTGAGTTTCTGCGTGATGCACTTCGATACACGATTCGGCATGCTCCTCATCGTAGTGCTTCGCGGGATCGAAACCACAACGCTCGCATCGCAAAGCTCCGTGGAGTCGACGAAACTGGGCCTTCTTTGCTTTTGATAGCCCTGCTGCTCTCTCTCGCTTGAGATGCGACACTAGCCGAGGCTTTCCTTCGTGCCATTCCTTGTCCGGATCCGTCTCTGGCTGAGAAGGTTCGACAGAATCCTTGGGGACCACGACATAGCCTGCTTCACGCAAAATGCGAAAACAAGCGGACGACTCGCCCCCCGAAAAGTGCTTCGGTTCAACAGTTTCACCGCCTAGGGCCATCGATAGAGCGACCCCAAAAACGGCCTTCGGGGGAAACCTCCGACCATCCTCGGTAAGCAGGTCGTAGTCGGTCGAAGGTGCAAACACATGTTGAGCGGTACCTTCCCTAAACTGGCGGACCGCCTCGAACAAATGTTCGGCAGTTACCTTTTCGAGCACGTCGACTGGCCAGCGATTGTTGTCTCCCACAGGCTGGTAACGAACGAATTTGTATGCGCCCTTGAGCTTTCGTTCTGCTTCCTTCAACAGAAGTTCATCGAAGTAGGCGATCCATTCAGTTTCCAGCACCAGTGCTTCGACACTCAGATCCAGCCGGTGCTTATTGGAAAGCTCGACAAAGCCATCTGAAGGGTACTTTCCTGCCAGCAACTTACACGCCGTGGCGTAGCCGCCATCGGCGTTCAGCATCTTGATGAACTGGTTGGGCGGATAACCAGTATCTCTTTTGATTTCAGCTGCCTTCTCACGCAAAAAGGCGGTAAACCGCTCGTCCGTTGCTCTATCCATTTTCGCCATGTGGTCACCTCCTCGGGGATCTGCGAGTGCATTTATTCTGAGGACGCATTCTATCGCCCATCTTTGTTGTCTTGCTCCGTCATACAACACGCAACCAATGCTAGCCCCGCGCGCCTGAGGCACGCTGGCGGTCATGTCTTCCGTCAGCCTCCTCCGCCTACTCGAAAACCTCCTGCGCCTCGGCACCATCACCGAGCTGCAGCACACCACCCCACCCCGCGTCCGCGTCCAAGCCGGCGGCCTGACCACCGACTGGCTCCCCTGGCTCGAACGCCGCGCCGGCTCCACCCGCACCTGGAACCCGCCGACCATCGGCGAACAGGTCCTCATGCTCTGCCCCAGCGGCGACCTCCGCAACGGCATCGTCCTCTGCGGCATCCCGTGCGACACCAACGACACGCCCAGCCACAGCCCCGACGAAACGGTGACGCTGTATCCGGATGGTGCGACGACGCGCTACAACCACACATCCGGCGTCTTAACGCTTATCGGCGTCCAGCGGGTCACGATTGAAGCCGCCACCAGCGTCCTGGTGAAATCCCCCAACACCACCTTCGAAGGCGACGTCACCGTTACCGGCCTGCTCTCCTACCAAAACGGCATCTCCGGCCAGGCCGGCGCCAACGGCAACGCCATTCAGGGCGATATCACCCATTCGGGTGGGGATCTGTCCTCCAACGGCGTTGTCGTCCACAAGCACGACCACGGCGGCGTGCGGCGTGGCGGGGATCGCACGGGAGGTCCGCAATGACATACCAGGGCCTGAACAGCGCCACTGGTGGCCCCATCGCGGATCTGGACCACATCCAGCAATCAATCCGCGATATCCTCACCACCCCTGTCGGCACGCGCCTCATGCGGCGCCGGTACGGCTCGGACGTGCCGATGCTGATCGATCAGCCGCTGAACGACATTACGCGGCTGCGCGTCATGTCGGCGTCCGTGGCCGCCATCGTCCAGTGGGAGCCACGGGTACAGGTCAACGCGGCCTGGTTCTCCGTGGACGCCGCAGGCGGCATGGTGGTCGACCTGGATGCGGATCGCATCGACGGCGCGCGGGCCAGCGCCATGGGCAGGCTCTCCATCCCTGTACGAGAGGCCAAGCGATGACCTCCCCGATTGACCTGTCCCGCCTGCCCGCGCCCGACGTGGTCGAAACGCTCGACTTCGAAACCATCCTCGCCAGGCGTAGAGCGCGGTACATCGACCTGCACCCGCCCGAACAGCGCGCCGCCGTGGCCAAGGCGCTCCAGCTGGAATCCGAGCCGGCCCTGAAGCTGCTGCAGGAAAACGCCTACCTCGAAATCGTGCTGCGCCAGCGCATCAACGACGCGGCGCGGGCTCGCATGCTGGCCTACGCCGAAGGCAAGGATCTCGAACACATCGCGGCTAACTACAACGTCCGGCGCCTGGTGGTATCACCGGCGAACCCGGCCGCGACGCCGCCCGCCGCCGCCGTGATGGAAGACGACGACTCCCTGACCGAGCGCACGCAACTTGCCTTCGAAGGTCTATCGACCGCCGGACCGCGCGAGGGATACAAGTTCCATGCGCGCAGCGCCGATGGCCGCATTGCCGATGTCAGCGCCACCAGCCCGGAACCATGCGAAGTGGTGATCACCGTGCTCGGCATCGAGGGAGACGGCACAGTCGGCCAGGACCTGCTCCACAACGTAGAAACAGCCCTGAGCGACGAGGACGTCCGCCCGATGGCCGACCGCCTGACCGTCCAGTCCGCGCGTATCGTGCGCTACGAGATCGACGCCACGGTCTACACCAAGACCAACGGCCCCGAACGCGAACTGGTACTGGCAGAGTCGCGCAAGCGCGCCGACGCCTATCGCAAAGCCAGCCGACGCCTGGGCCGCGACATCGACCGATCTGCCATCAACAACGCCCTGTTCGCCGAGGGCGTATCGCGCGTGGAGATCCGTCTGCCGGACGTCGACGTGGCGCTGGACGACACCCAGGCCGGCTACTGCACGGCCGTGAACATCGTGGACGGGGGCGCGCGTGAGTAGCCTGTTGCCACCCAACGCCACGCCGCTGGAGCGCAACCTGGCTGCGGCGGGCGCGGCCATCGCGGAGATTCCGATCCCAATTCGGGATATTGGCGACTCGGCCACCTGCCCCACCGCCGTCCTGCCGTTCCTCGCCTGGGAACGCTCCGTAGACCGATGGGATCCCGACTGGCCCGAAGCCACCAAGCGCGCCGTGATCGACGCCGCGTTCCTGGTGCATCAACGCAAGGGCACGGTCGGCGCCATCCGCCGCGCCATCGAGCCGCTTGGCTACCGGGTGCGGCTGGTGCCCTGGTACGAGATGGATCCAGTGGGCCGTCGCGGCACGTTCGCCATACAGGTCGAAGTCGGTGAACGTGGCGTGGCCGAAGACCTTCACGAGGAAATCGCTCGGCTCATTGATGATGCCAAGCCGCTGGCGCGGCACCTCACGGCGCTGACCATGCAACTGGAGACGCGTGGGCACCTTCGGATTGGCGGCGCCCCAATCCTGGGCGACATCATCACCGTCCATCCAAATCTCTCCCACGCTGTCGAAGTCCGTGGGGGCCTGCGTCATGGCGGCGCGTTTCACGTCATCGACACCCTCACCGTACACCCTGGCCCCACCAGCCCCGTCGAGGTGTCGGGGCGCCTGGCGCAGGGAGCAGCATTCCACGTTACCGATACCGTCACCGTCACCCAACTGTCGCTATGACCCAACGATATTTCCTGATGCCCACTGCGGCCGGCGAAGCCCGCATCGCCAATGCCCAGGCACTCGGCAAGCCATTTAGGCTGACCCACATGGCCGTGGGCGATGGCAACGGTGCCTTGCCCGAGCCTAGCCGCCAGCGCTCCGCCTTGGTCAACGAAAAACGCCGCGCACCGCTGAACATGCTGTCGCCCGATCCGGACAACCCCGGCCAGTACATCGCCGAGCAGGTGATCCCTGCCGAAGTCGGAGGATGGTGGATGCGCGAAGCCGGCCTCTACGACGAAGATGGCATGCTCTGCTACTACAGCAACCTGCCGGAGACGTACAAGCCGCGCCTGGCGGAAGGGTCCGGCCGCACGCAGGTGATCCGACTGGTCGTCCTGGTCACTGGTCAAGTCAAAGTCGAGCTGAAGATCGACGCTTCTGCCGTGCTGGCCACGCGCGAGTACGTCGACAACCGATTTGGCGCATGCACTGCCGCCAGCCTTCCCGCCGTCCTGGGCACGGCCGCAGGTGTGGGCGCGGATCTAGCCGTGACCAATGCGGCGGCGGGCGACCTCAACGCGCTGGTGACGCCCGGCGAGTACTTCTACTCCAGCGCGAATCCAAACGCGCCGAGTGACGCAGGTGTCATGAAGGTCTGGCGTGAGGACTCGCAGTGGGTGTCCCAACTATGCCAGTCAAGAAGCGGCGAGCTGTTCGTGCGCACGCGCAATGCCGATGGCGCCTGGTCGCCATGGCGCTGGAATGCCACGCTACCCAGCGATCGTGCGGCCTACGCCGCTGTCGGCGTCACAGTGGAAGTTGGGATCGCCAACGAATTGCGTACCCCTCAGATCCAGCTGGCGCGCGGTGTTTATGTCATCGCGCCTTACAACTGCGGCTTCGAAATTGAGAACAGCCACGGCTCCTACTACCTCACGTGCTTCGCGCAATTTGACGCAGGGATCGGTGAATCCGGCTTCACCAACGTGCCACAGGTCAATCCCTCGCCCTATAACCAGTCGCCGTTCGTTGTGCGGGTCTTTTCAGCAATGGCTACCGTGAGGTTCGTCCTGAAAAACAACGGCAGCATTCCGTCCGGGCATGGCACTGTCCGCATTCGCGGCGGCAACTACAACGCATTTGCGTTTTATGGCAACAAGGTACTCTGACATGCAGAACATCTACATGGAAATGCCAACCGTAGCCGGCGTCCGGATGCCGGGCATCATCGCCGCCGGCGTACAGGTGCCACAGGATGAATTCAACGAGACCTGGCGGCAGTTTCAGGACTTTGTCGCAGACGGGGGCGTGCCTCTTCCCTTCGATGGCGCGCGCCAGTGGGACGGACAGAGCTACGTCCTCGATGACGAACTAGCGGCGCAATCGCTTGCAGAGGCAAAGAAACAAGCTCTGCTGCGCGTTGACGCCTTCCATGCCGAAGCCGTTCAAACCATGGTAGACAACCCCACACAGGTCGAAAAGGACACGTGGGCACTGAAGCTTGAAACGGCAGGCGCCATCACGGCTGGTTCCGAGCTTTCTGCTGCGGGCGAGCAGTTTGTCGCCGCGGCTGGCTTGAATGACGCGGCGGCCAGGCGATCATGGGCGACTTCGGTCCTCGCCAACGCCACCGCGTACGCCAAGATCGTCGGCCTGGCCGAGCGTCTGCGCGACGACGCACGCACCGCCATCCGCGCCGCGAAGGACGAAGCCGAGATCACCGACATCCTTACCGCGCAGACAGAAGCGGCACACGCCGCCGCGTCCAGGCTGCAACGCTGACCGGCATGTCGAGCTTCACCCGCCCTGCCGACCTGCGCATGCTGGACAACTACCGCTGGCAGCTGCTGGCGGCGTTCGAATACCACGTCGGCGACTACCCCAGCGCCGACGTGATCTGCGTGCCCGCAGGCACCATCACCGACCTGGCCAGTGTGCCGCGCCTGCTCTGGGCACTGTTCCCGCCGCATGGACGGTGGGCGAAGGCGGCGATCATCCACGACTACCTGTATGCCAACGCGATTGGCAGCAAGGCGTATGCGGATCGGACGTTTCGGGAAGCCATGGAAGTACTCGGCGTTTCGCGGCCAGTCCGCTGGCTGATGTATTGGGCGGTGCGGGTCGGGGGACGGGGAGCCTACTAGCCCGCCCAATGCCCCACCAGGTGTTGTCTCAGATGCTGGCACAACACCCTCTTCGCGACACCCTCGCGCGTACGCCGCATCCTTACCGGACGATCCCGGCCATCACCTGGCCCACCCCGGAGGACTGCATGCCAACTGGCTACCATCACGGCGTCCGTGTCGTTGAAATCAACGAAGGCACCCGCCCTATCCGCACTATCGAGACCGCCGTGCCTGGCATCGTCTGCACCGCCGACGACGCCGATGCGGCGGTCTTTCCAATGAACCGGCCCGTCCTGCTGACCAACCCCATGGCTTCCCTGGGCAAGGCCGGCGATACGGGCACGCTGGCCCACACGCTCGATGCCATCACCGACCAGGCGAATCCGCTGACGGTCGTCGTGCGCGTGCCGGAGGGCGAAACGGTTGCGGAGACCACTACCAACCTGATCGGCGGCACCGACGCCAACGGACGCTTTACCGGCATGAAGGCGCTGCTGTCCGCGAAGAACACGCTGGGCGTGACGCCGCGCATCCTGGGCATTCCCGGCCTGGACAGCCTGCCCATAGCCGCCGAGTTGGCCGCCATCGCGCAGAAGCTGCGGGCCTTTGCCTACGTGTCCGCCTTCGGCTGCGAAACGAAGGAAGAAGCGGTGGCCTACCGTTCCAACTTCGGCCAGCGCGAGCTGATGACGATCTGGCCGGAGTTTGTCGGGTGGAACACGGTCAGCAACGCCGAATCCACGCTCTGGGCCACGGCCCGCGCCTTGGGCCTGCGGGCCAAGCTCGACAACGAGGTGGGCTGGCACAAGACCCTGTCGAACGTGGCCGTCAACGGCGTGACCGGGCTGTCGAAAGACGTGTTCTGGGATCTGCAGGATCCGGCCACCGATGCCGGCTACCTGAACCGGAACGAAGTCACCACGCTCGTCAATTTCCAGGGCTTCCGCTTCTGGGGCTCACGCACCTGCAGCGCGGACCCGCTCTTCGCCTTCGAGAACTACACCCGCACGGCACAAGTCCTGGCCGACACCATGGCCGAAGCCCACGCCTGGGCGATGGATCTGCCGATGCACCCTTCGCTGGTGCGCGACATCCTGGAAGGCATCAATGCCAAGATGCGCGGTCTCAAGCGCAACGGCTACCTGCTGGGCGGCGAGGCTTGGTTCGACCCGGAAGTCAATACCCAAGACACGCTGAAAGCCGGCCAGCTTGCCATCGACTACGACTACGGGCCGGTACCGCCGCTGGAGAACCTGACGCTGCGCCAGCGCATCACCGACCGCTACCTCATGCAGTTCGCCCGCGCGGTCACCGCGTGAGTGTTCGACCGGCCATCACTCGAAGGAACAGACCATGGCGTTGCCACGCAAACTCAAGAACTTCAACGTGTTCCACGACGGCGTCAGCTACGTGGGCGAATGCGAGGAATTCACGCAGCCCAAGCTGGCCCGCAAGCTGGAGGAGTATCGCGCCGGCGGCATGAACGGTCCCGTCGATATCGACCTGGGCGCCGAGAAGATGGAAACGGAAGCGACCTACGGCGGCCTGATGCGCGAGCCCTTCAAGGCATGGGGCATCACGGCGGTAGACGGCGTGCTGCTGCGCTTCGCTGGCGCCTATCAGCGCGACGACTCCGACGCGGTCGATGCGGTAGAGGTCGTCATCCGCGGCCGGCATACGGAGCTGGACATGGGCGCCGCCAAGGCAGGCGACAACAGCCAGTTCAAGGTCAAGTCCTCCATCAGCTACTACAAGCTCACCGTCAACGGCGAAGTCTGGTGCGAGATCGACCACGCGAACTTTATCGAGATCATCTTCGGCGTCGACCGCCTGGCGGAGCAACGCCGCGCGATGGGCCTGTAGCCCTCCCCCAACCACCTTGTGTCTGAACGATCATGACCCCACCCACCACCGTAGACATCGACCTCGACCACCCCATCCAGCGCGGCGGGCAGACCATCTCGAAGATCCAGGTGCGCAAGCCTGGCTCCGGCGAGTTGCGCGGCTGCAGCCTGATCGACCTGATGCGCATGGACGTGTCCGCCCTTCACCTCGTGCTGCCGCGCATCACCAACCCGACGCTGACGCAGCATGATGTCGGCAGGCTGGATCCGGCAGACCTGACCCAGCTCGGCACGGCGGTAACCGGTTTTTTGCTGCCGAAGTCGGCCAGGGAGGACAACTTCCAGACCGAATCGATCACGCCGTCGCCGACATTGCAGTGATCTTCCACTGGCCCCCAGACGTGATGTACGCCATGGGAATCGCCGAACTGATGGAATGGCGCCAGCGCGCCTACGAGCGTAGCGGATCCGACGAATGAGCACCCCGAGAAATCTCAGGCTGGAAGTCGTGCTGCAGGCCGTCGACAAGATGACGCGGCCGTTCAAGGCGATCATGGGCGGCAGCAGCAAGCTGGCGAAGACGGTCAAGGCCACGCGGGACCAGCTGAAGGAGCTGAACCGCGTCCAGGCCGACACCGAGAGCTTCCGCAAGCTGTCGAAGGATGCAGCGATTGCCGACAATGCGCTGCGCAAGGCGAAGGCCCAGATGAAGGCGCTGGGGCTGGAAATGGACGCCGCCGGCCGGCCCACGGCTGCGATGACCCGCGCGTTCAACAAGGCAGATCGCGAAGTTGACGCACTAAGCAAAAAGAGCGCGGAACTGCAACGGAGCCTGGGCGGCGTCAAGGAACGGCTGCAAGCTGCCGGCATCAGCACGCAGACGTTGCGGCGAGGCCAGGCGGATCTGCGGGAAAAGATCACCTCGGTCACTGCCGCCCTTGCCAAGCAAGAAGCCCAGCTCAAGGCTGTGAGCGAGCGCAACAGCCGGATGGCTGCCGCCCAGGCGCAGTACCAGAAAGGCATGGCAGCGCGGAATGCTCTGCTCAATGCTGGTGCATCGGCCATGGCCGGCGGCGGCGCGATACTGGCGCCAGTCGTCAAGACGGTCAAGGACTACGTGACCTTCGAGGACGCCATGCTCGGCATCGCCCGCCAGGTAGAGGGTGCGCGCGACGAAGGCGGCAAGCTAACCGTCGTCTACCACGACATGGCGCGCGAGATCCGCCAGTTGGCCCGCGAGCTTCCCGTCCCTACGGCACAAATCGCTGACATGGTAACGGCCGGCGCCCGGATGGAAGTGCCGCGCGACGCCCTGATCGAGTACACCCGGACGGTCACGATGATGGCCACGGCTTTCGATGCCGTGCCCGACGAGATCGCCGAGAGCATGGGCAAGGTCGCCAAGAACTTCCGGATCCCCACTGGCGCCATCATGGGCTTGGCCGACACGATCAACTATCTCGACGATAACGCAATCAGCAGAGGCGACGACATCATCAACGTCCTGAACCGCGTGTCGGGAGTTGTGTCGGGTGTCGCCATGCCGGCATCCGATGCAGCCGCACTGGCTTCGACGCTGTTGACACTGGGGGAGCGCCGGGAAACCGCCGGCACGGCCATCAACGCCATCACGCAGAAGTTTGCTGCCGCCGAGAAAGGGTCAAAAAAGTTCCGCGCCGCCATGGATGAGATCGGCCTTTCGACGGCCGCCGTCCAGCGGGGAATGGCGACCGACGCAACGGGCACGCTCTTCACGGTCATCGACGCCATCCGCAAGCTACCCAGCGACAAGCGCATCGGCGTGATGGTGGAGCTTGCCGGCATGGAGCACTCGGACACACTGGCCAAGCTTGTCGACAAGCCTGACGAGCTGCGGCGCCAACTTGACCTGGCCAACGGTGCGAAGGCTCAGGGGTCCATGTCGCGCGAATTCGCGGCGCGGCAGGACACGGTTTCTGCCCGCTGGCAACGCCTGCAGAACCAGATGTTCAATACCAGCAGCGCCGGAGGCGGGGCGCTGCGCTCGACGCTCGTCGGGTTGATGGATACGGTGGGACGCCTGATCGACCGCTTCAACGCCTTCGCCCAGGCGCATCCGCAGCTTGTGTCCTGGCTTCTCAAAGGTGCCGCCTCCGTGGGTGCGTTGCTGACGGTGCTGGGCGCCTTGACCCTGGCGCTGGCGGCCGCGTTCGGTCCGCTGGTGATTGCGCGTTATGGGATGGCGATGCTGGGTATCCAGCTTGGCCGTGGTGTCGGTATTGCAACCCGCCTGGCCGGGGCTTTCAATTTCCTGATGAAGACGCTCGCGTTCGTTGGCCGCGCGTTCCTGCTCAATCCCATCGGTCTGGCCGTCACAGCCATCGCCCTCGGCGCCTACCTGCTGATCAAGTATTGGGAGCCGATCAAGGCGTTCTTTACTGGCCTTTGGGCACGGGTGACCGCCACGTTCCAGGGCGGCCTCGGCGGCGTGCTTGCTCTGGTTGCGAACTGGTCGCTGCTCGGCACCTTGTACAACGTGATGGCGCCCGTCCTACGCTGGTTCGGCATCGATCTCCCCGCGCGCTTCAGCCAATTCGGCACCAACCTGCTGCAGGGGCTGGTGGCTGGCATCAAGAGCCGAGTGTCCGCTGTCCGTGATGCTATCTCGTCGGTGGGCGACAGCGTGGTGGGCTGGTTCAAAGACAAGCTCGGCATCCGCTCGCCCAGCCGCGTCTTCGCCCAGCTGGGCGGCTTCACCATGCAGGGGCTGGAACGCGGGCTCACACGCGCCCAGGACGGCCCGCTGGGCATCGTCTCCCGCGTCGCCACGGCGATGGCCGGTATCGGCGCCGGCCTGGCCATCGGCACCGGCCAAGCCACCGCAGCCGTGCGGTTTGACACCCGGCCGCCCATCGCAGCCCCCTCCCGCGCCGCGACTGCTGCGCCGCCGGCGGCTTCGGCGCCGGTCGTTATCCACATCCACCCGCCAGCCGGCGCCGACGAGCACCTGATCGCGCGCCTGGTGGCCGAGCGGATCGAGCGGCTGGAGGCGCAGCGCGCCGCCCGCGCCCGGTCCCGGCTCACCGACAGGGACTGACCCATGATGATGGCCCTCGGGTTGTTCGTCTTCGCCCTGGAGACGGCGCCCTACCAGGAATTCCAGCAGCAGATCGGCTGGCGCCACCCGTCGAACAACCGGGTGGGTCGCCGGCCATCGCGCCAGTACACCGGGCTGGATGACGAGACCGTAACCCTGTCCGGCGTGCTGCTGCCCGAGCTGAGTGGCGGCGACAACACCATCGACCTGCTGCGGCAAATGGGCGACACGGGCCAGCCCTACGTGCTTATCGAGGGCTCGGGCCGGTACTACGGCATGTTCGAGATCGATTCGCTATCAATCACCCGCACCCTCTTCTTCCGCGACGGCAAGGCGCGGCGCATCGAGTTTTCCGTTCGGCTGACGCGAGTGGACGGCCAGGCCGAGGATGTCATCGGTGGCGGTCTCTTCGGTATGCTGCCACGCACGACACCAGGCCTATGACAGCCATCCCGCCGACCACCACCCTGCCCGACAGTATCTCTGGCACCGCCGCTGTGCCCGTGTACCGACTGATGCAGGGGAAGCACGACATCACCAGCCGCTTCCAGGGCCGGCTGATCTCCCTGACGCTGACCGACAACCGTGGCTTCGAAGCCGACCAGCTGGACATCGAACTGGACGATGCAGACGGTATGCTCGACCTGCCCGACAAAGGCGCCACGCTGTCACTGGCCCTGGGCTGGCAGGACACGGGCGTGGTCGACAAGGGCACGTACAAGGTCGACGAGCTGGAACACACCGGCCCACCAGACCGCCTAACCATCCGCGCCCGCAGCGCCGACCTCGCCAGCGGCCTTACCACGCGCAAGGAACAGTCGTACCGCGGCCAAACCATCGGCGTCATCGTCCGGGCCATCGCCGCGCGGCATGGCCTGACAGCCGCAATCGCCGCCGCCCTCGACCACCTGGTCATCGACCATATAGATCAGACCGGCGAATCGGATGCCAACTTCCTCACGCGCCTGGCTAAGGACCACGACGCCATCGCCACGGTCAAGCAAGGCAAGCTGCTGTTCATCAGCACCGGCGCGGCGCAGAGCGCGTCAGGCGTGCCGCTGCCCACCGTTACGATCACACGGGCCAGCGGGGACACCCACAGCTTTACGGTCGCGGATCGGGACAACTACAACGGCGTGAAGGCGTACTACCAGGACGCACGGCGGGCAGAGAAAGGTGAAGTGGTGGTGGATGGGTCGAACGGGATGGAAGCTGCCGCCAGTTCATCTTCGGCCGGAGAGCCTACGGCGGCCAACGTCCTGGCGAACTCCGATCCGGACAACCTGAAGGTGCTGCGGCATACCTATGCCACCAAGTCCAACGCTGAGCGCGCAGCACGGGCGGAATGGCAGAGGATCCAACGTGGGGTCGCGTCGTTCCGGATCACCCTGGCTCGAGGGCGGCCGGAGGTGTTTCCGGAGTTGGCGGCGAGCGTGAGGGGGTGGAAGACGGAGATTGATGGGACGGGGTGGGTGGTCGCAAAGGTTACGCACGCATACTCGGGGAATGGATTCACATCGGCGTTAGAGATGGAAGTGGCCACTCGTGTACGGAAGTTGCCGACGAGTCCTGAAGGTCGTGTATCGACCCTTCTCGGCCACCGAGCGCATACGCCTCGAGCGGCCGCAATGTAGGGCGGAGGAGCCAAGTGAGCGCCGTGCCCAGCGACCGTGCAGAGCCGCTCCCCTGCCAACTATCTCAGTACCGTGAGTGAGGCAGCCAGAAGCAACCGTTTGTTGAGGAAATTTGGGTGAGCTGTGTTCTGGCCGGCAGGCCCAGCTTCTCCGCCGGTACCAGCTCTCTTCAAATTCGTGATCCTACTGTGAGATGATGCGCGTTTTCGGCGAAAGGCTTGCGCAAGGCCTTAACGTACAGTTTTCATTATTAAGACTCATGCCATCCTCAACTGTGCCAGATCGCAAAGTAATAGCAATAAGTGATGCGGCTCTTCGATTTTCTTGGGACGATCTCCGCATCATCAAAATGCTAAGCGAGTGCGGCAGTCGCGCGATTGCCGCCGAAAGATTGGGCATCAACGCGTCCACCGTTTCGCGCCGGGTAGCGCAGGCCGAGGCCGCATTGGGCGTTGCGTTGTTTGACCGGAGACGTGCTGGCTACAAGCTGACCCCTGAAGGGGTGGAGCTGCGGGAGCTGAGCGAGCGTGTCGAGTTGGATGTCGTCAGCGTAGCCCGACGGGTCGCAGGTGCAGTACATGGGCCGTTGGGTACCCTTCGTATTACCACAAGCGATTCGCTGTTGCTGTATTTCCTGACTCCAATCCTCGCCGAATTCAGGACCCGCAACCCTTCCTTGTCAGTTGACGTGCTGGTCGGAAATGACACACTTGATCTCGCCCGGGACGAGTCGGACATCGCGATAAGAGCAACACGGAGTCCATTGGAGAATCTAGTGGGGCGAAAGCTTGCGAGCATTGCGTGGGCGCCGTACGGAAGCGCCCTTCAATTTCGCCGGAAGCGGCCTGCAGCGGATCGAATTTTTGATATGACGTGGGCCTCTTACACCGGGAAACTGGCGGGGCTCAAAGCATTCCATTACCTTCAAAGCCGCGTTGCACCGATCAACATTGCATACCGTTCCGACTCAGTTGCTGCCGTGAGCAAAGCGGTCGCTGCCGGGCTCGGTATGGGTTACCTTCCGTGCATGCTGGGCGATTTGACGACCGAGTTGGTCCGCGTCGGTCCTGTGGTCCCCGAGCTGGAGGATGAGCTTTGGCTGCTCACACATCCCGATATTCGGCGGACACGACGCGTCCAAGCGTTTATGAGCTTTTGTGCTGCGGCGGTAGCAAAGCAGAAGGCGTTGATCGAAGGCCGCGAAACGAATCCAATCGGAAGGTTCTGAAAAACCGGGTCGGCTAGGTGCCCGGTTTGTGCAAGACCGCCTTGCAGGCAATCTCAATCAATTGCGGCGGCATGGCCAAGCGCGAGACACCGATAAGGTTACTGGCGCATTGAGGGCGTTCAGTACCATACGCTGCTTTGCGTACTTTGCCGGCGGCTGCGAATGCCGCGTCGACGTCCAGAACGTACAGCGTTTCTTCTACAACATTGTCGAGCGTTGCACCGAATTTCCCGAGAAGTGTGGCGATGTTCTCGTACGTGGCACGCATTTGTGCTTCCATCGTGGAAAAATCGCGAGGCTTCCCTGCTTCGTCAAGAGCGGCCGGAGCGACAAGTTGTCCGTTGCTATCATGGCTCAGTTGTCCGGACACATAGATGTCTTCGCCTACTTGGACTGCCTGCGCATAGCCATATGCGTCCTCCCACGGAACACCCCAATAGGCGGTTTTCTTTTCGAGCGAATTTTGATTCGTGGTCATGCTTACCTCCTAGGGAAAAAGATAGAGCGGAGCCGACGGATGGGCTTAGAACGGTTGAAGCCTAACATCTGAGGCCGGCTGCAAGAGCGCAAAGATGCACTTTTGGCGTGCAGATTTGCGCCATGAGTGGCCGGCATTGGGGGCTCAAAGGCCATTCATATTAACTAGCACCATTGACGCAAAATGGCCGGTCTCGGCCCACCGGGTGACGGCGCCGTCATGGCCGGCGGGCTCTGACCGACCCGAAGCGGACGGACGGATATCTCGAAAGCAGACGTCCGACGTAATATCGTAACCCCTCATTGTTCGAGCTTTCGCATCATGCCCAGATCCGACCTTACTGAAGTTGTAAACGCGTTCCAGGATTGGGAAAAGCCATGGACGTTCTATTCGACTGTTTTGAGTCAGTTATCTCGTGATTCCGAGGACCCAGACACGCTCTCGCAAATCTGGGCCGAGGCATGCCGTGCCGACCACTGGCAGCAGGCGGACATATCGAAGGCCTGCGATGCAGTCGACTGTGGACTCAAAATACAGTTCTCGTGGTTGCCTGAGGACGCCCGTAGGCCGTTCGTGCGGGCTGCATCGTACCAATGGAAATGATGCGTCCCCATGGCCAATTCGGTGCGATCCCATATTCAAATCGCCAGGTATGCCGACCGGCCGCTTTTGGCCGAACTCCGCCGTCAGCCGGCTCTCCAGCATTTCTTCGTGGAAGCGCCAGACTTCCCGCGCTGTCGCGTTGTTGTAAGCGTGTGAGCAACTACAGGCTCCATGTGCGCTCCCCGCACACGCGCGTGACAATCGATTCGTCAGCAGAAAGAAAGACGCGGCGACGGGACTGGTGTTAGCGCACCAACCACGCCCCGTTCCAGCAGAACCAGCCTGCCAGTCCGGCCAGGGCCGCGCCACCTCGCGAGGCGCAGGCATCCTAGCACACGCTGGGAGTGCAAATCATGCAGGAAATCCGCTGCGGTAGCTGTAACCGCAAGCTCGGCATGGGCGACTACGTTTGCCTTGCCATCAAGTGCCCGCGCTGCGGCACGATGAACCAACTGAGGGCCGAGCGCCCCGTCCCCGAGAGCCCGCGAGCTTCGTGTATCGGAGATGCCCGCGATGAAGCTCGACCGCCTCTACCAAAGCAACGCCCTTGACATGCTGCGCGGCTTGCCCGACAAGTCGGTGGACCTGTTTTTCACCGACCCGCCCTACTCGTCCGGCGGCCTGCACGCCAGCACGCGCGCTCAGGCCCCGGGCCAGAAGTACATCGGCGCGGACGTGAAGACCGTCTATCCCGAATTCAGCCACGATAACAAGGACCAGCGGTCCTGGACTTACTGGTGCATGAGTTGGCTAAGCGAGGCGTTCCGCGCTGCAAAGGACGGTGGCCACCTGGTCTGCTTCATCGACTGGCGGCAGTTGCCCAGCCTGACTGACGCCATTCAGGGCGCCGGCTTCATCTGGCGCAGCGTGGCCGTCTGGGACAAGACCGCCGGCGGCGCGCGGCCGCGCCTGGGCGGGTTTTCGCAGCAGGCAGAGTTCATGGTGTGGGCGACGAAGGGCGCGGTGCGCACCGACCACAAAGTACATCTGCCAGGCGTCTTCGCCGAACGCCTGCCCCGCCCCAAGTCTCACATGACGCAGAAGCCCGCCGGCCTGGCGCGCGAAGTCGTGCGCCTGGTGCCGGCGGGCAGTGTTGTCTGCGATCCGTTTGCCGGCTCAGGCACGTTCCTGGCTGCGGCGAAGGAGCACGGGCATCGGTGGATTGGGTGTGAAATTGAGGCTGCGTATCACGCGGCCTCTGTAGCTCGATTGCGTGCCGCAGTAGCATCGCCTCCCACCCGTTACTTAAACGACATCACTTCGTAGTCAACCGGCAAGCCGTAGGTGCACTGCAAATACTTGATGTACTTCGAGTTGTCGGAGTCCAGCTTCGTTGGTCCAACCACAATGAGCTGTACCTTTCTGTGAGTTGCGTCCACCGCGTGATACGCGTACTCGAGCAATTGCCCTAGCGCGTTGCGTACTGCCACGCGGGCCAAGCGATCAGATTTGATTTCGTACAACCGGATCTCTGTTTCGGTTTGCACAAGCACATCCACGAAATTCTTCTCGGCTTCGACTACAGCGTTTGGATACTCCTTCTTCAGCCTCTCAAAGAGTCGTCGTTGCATTGTTCGATGATGCTGTGTGACTCGCACCGGTTTCGTTCCAACACGGACATACGCTTCAATCTCAGATAGAACTGGGTCTGCACGCCGACTCCTGCGCTGACTCGGAGAAACATGCGAAGCATCCGTAAGGCCCGTAATGATGTACCGGCTTTGCCTCCACGCAGCGTGGCTTCGCTCAATGTACGAGCCCGCAGGAAACATATGGACGTTCTTCGCGCGAAACCGAACGTTGAAGAGGCTCCTCGCGGAATCGACCCTTGCCAAATTCAACGCCTTGCGGCCGAGTGCATCAATTTCCTTCTGCATGATCTTCAGCCATCCGTTTTTCCGGAATGCCTTGAAGGCCATCTCAGCGTCATCGTCACTAATGGCCTCTGCCTGGAGGATCTCTGCCACCAGGCGACGCTGTTTGAAGGGCTCTATCGTGTAAAGCGTCACATCAAAGGCACCTTCCTCCTGAAGCTTTTTGTGGCTTTTCCCTACTCCCTGCAAGAATGCATAGCGCCATCCTTGATGAACCCATTGATTTCGAAACAACCACTCCTCGTGTGCAAAGCCAAACTCCCGAGCATAGGTTTTCGATGTCTCGAGTGCTCCAGCGTCGCCGGACGGGCGGCGCCAGCCCGCGGTGTTATACGCAATGCGCGTGATCTTCTTCATTATCGACCTGTTCTTTTGATCAAGAGTCCAACAACTGGACAATGCGTCCCCCTCAGTCGATATCGACCAATCCACGCCGCCATTTAGCCTTCGTCAGGATTTCCCCCGTGTCCAACCGCGTCACCTTTCCAATGATGCGCGAATATAGAAACGTACGCGTGTCCATGCGCATCATGCAAAAACCCTGAAAGTGATCCTCGCCGGCACGCTCGACCATCACGTGCCTGTCGGTCTCGTTGCCACCAGCGTCACGGTAGGAAAAGATGACATGCTCTGTTTCGGCTAGTGACACCATGCCCAGCCCGTCGTCCTCGTCATCCTCGTCGAATCTTTCGATGTAGGCGTCGTATCTCACAGACTGTCGCGGTCTCAGTGGCGCCATCCTTCGCAGTGCGGCTATCTCGGCCTGGACCTTCGCTTCCGTGTCGACCGGCACTGCATTTGGCTTCGACGCGCTCACAGCGGGAGAGGCCCACACCTTGGGCTGTGGGACGACCGGCTTGGCTATCACCTTCGACACGGTCCGGCCCGACTTTTCGTTCGACTTTCCCTGGGCAGGCTCGTCCTTCGCCTTGGGCTCCGTTCTAACGGGCGCCGTCGCCGTGGCCTCCGATGGAATATGCGGCGGCTGCGGAGGCCGGGGCACAGCAAATATGTCGTCGAACACCGCCTTCAATACGGCTTTGAATCCTGCTCCGAACATCGATACCTCCCATAGCGCGGCTTCATTCTCATGAGCCACAATCTGTTAGGGGGCGCTTCGATTCAAAAAACCTAGATTGGCCGTAACGCAAACTCCGACCATTTGTGAGCCCTGCCGCCGACTGACTCCAGGCACTCTCGGGCGAGGCCATCGGACATCTTGACGATGCTTCCGGCTGAGTATTGCCGACCATCGAAATGGCACTGGCTTGCCACCGGCTGAGCTGGTTCGCATTCCGCGAAGTGGCTTCGGACGGTAGCCACGAGAGCCCCGCACGCAGCTGCTGCGGCGAGGGCCACGGCCAGCTTGATCCGGCGGAAGCGTTGCGCTACTGCGGCGCACTTGTGGCACTTCGCCGAGGGCTTACATTCGGGCTCAGTGCCGGCGTCGGCCTGCTCTACCGATCCGGACATATTTATGGCGTTGCTAACCTGCCCTGGCCCGCTGCTCGCGTGATACACCACACTCGACGCCATCACTACCTGGCCCACATCTCCGTCAACCACCAGATCGCTTTTTTCTTTCCTCATCGCATTCCCAAAAAAGAAACTACGACTACGGTCGACCCCTGCCATTGGCGCGCGTCGTGGCACGCGCACTGTGTGAATCAGTTCTTTCGCTTCTTTCCCATGTTGATGGTGACCGGCGCTGACGTGTGCAAATTGCCTTCGATCAGTTGCCCCACGTCGCCCTTGACGTGTACCCGTTGCTCGGGCTCTGGCTGCATGCCGCTGAGCAGGGCCATGACGCCGGCGCGTGCTCGCGTATTGAGCCGACGGTACCCGGACACCAGGGCGGTTTCTTCAACCGACAGGGGTTCGAATGTTCGCTCGCCAACCAGGATGTACATCACGTCGAAGCTCTCCCGCGCAATCGCGGCCAGGTAGGCAGCGTCCGGAACGCGCTCAGACTTCTCATAGAACACCTGCGTTTTTGGCGAGACGCCGCCCATCGCTGCGAGCGCGGCCTGCGTGAGCCCCGCCCGCTTCCGTTCTTCGTATAGGCGTTTTCCTAAACCTTCCTTTTCTTCCCTTGAGATCATTGAAAAACTTTCCTCTTGGTAAGACACTGCGTGTTGTGCATCGCTAACTTTCACACAGAGTATATCCGCCATGTCTCGTGCGAAAACGCCGGTAAGTCGCGCCCCGCGTGGGGTGCTGAAGGACAAGCCAATCAGCATGCGTCTGCTCTCCAAGGAGCGCGAGCAGCTGGAGCAGTTGGCGCTGGTCGAGAACCGCTCGCTGTCGAGCCTGGCGCGGTTGATCCTGCTGGAAGGGCTGTCTGCCTACGAGTGCAAACCGGCACGCACGATCCCACTGCGGAGCAACGCGAGATGATGATGCTCTGCCCCCACTGCACCTACCGCCTGCAGATTCGCACCAGCCGCGCCGTCTCGCTGCTCTCCCGAGAGCTGTACGCGCAGTGCCCGAACGTCGAGTGCGCCTACACCTGCAAGATGCTGCTGTCGGCCGTGCACACCATCGCGCCGAGCATGATGCCCAACCCCAAGGCGTACCTGCCGCAAGGCAGGGCGCGCGGCACGCCGCAGGACACGCGGCAGATGGATTTGCTGCCTACGTAGCGGCCTGACTTTCCCATTCCGGTTTCTTTCGTTCACGGCGCGTCCGGCGCACCGTGAGGGACACCCTTTTGCCTGGATTCCATGGACCCATCCCTGCACTCCGATGTCACCAGCCGCCTGCTGCGCGACTACGCGTTCAAGCAGAAACAGTCCGGTGCGAAGCTGGAAGCCGGCCACTGCCCGTCCTGCGGCAAGAAGGCGCTGTGGGCGTTCGGCGATGCGCCGTGGGTGATCCGCTGCAATCGGCTGAACAACTGCGGCGCCGAGCTGCACATCAAGGATCTGTACCCGGATCTTTTTGACAGCTGGTCGGACCGCTTTCGCCCGACACCTGAGAACCCGAAGGCGTCGGCCGATGCGTATATGCGCGACGGCCGCGGCTTTGATCTGGACAAGGTGCGCGACTGGTACACCCAGGAGAGCTATTACAGCCACGAACTCAAGATTGGCAGCGCCACGGTGCGTTTTGCGCTGGCGCTCGGCGTCTATTGGGAACGGATCATCGACCAGGCACACCGCTTCGGTGACCGTAAGGCGACGTTCCATGGCAGCTATGGGGGCATGTGGTGGCAGCCGCCGGGGGCTACCCATTGCGGCGCAGAAGAACTGTGGATCGTCGAGGGCGTGTTCGATGCCATCGCCCTGCTCCACCACGGCATCACCGCAGCGTCGGCCCTGTCCTGCACGAACTACCCCGCGCAGGCGTTGCGCGGCCTGGCCGAACAGTGCGCGGCGAACGGCAATCCTCGGCCAAGGCTGGTGTGGGCGCTGGATGCCGACAAGGCCGGCATGCGGTACGCCATGCAATGGCTCAAGCGCAGCCGCGAGGAAGGCTGGGAAGCCTCCATCGCGCTGCCGAAGCAGAAAGGCAAGAAAAAGCTCGACTGGAACGACCTGCACCAGCTGGACAAGCTGACCGAGCCGGACATTGCCGAATACCGCTACCTGGGCGACCTGCTGGCCGCACCCACGGCGGCCGAGAAGGCCCGGCTGATCTACGGCCGCACCAGCATGAGCCAGTTCGCGTTCGACTTCGAGAGCCGGCTCTACTGGTTCAAGCTGGACCTGGACGCGCTGACACGCGAGATGGACGCCGTGCGCAGCGCGCACGGCGACATGGATGAAACCGAGATCCGCGACGAGGCGATGCTCAAGGCCGGCGTGGTCACGAACATCGCGACGTGTCTGCCCACCGTCCTTTACTACCAGGCGAACGCTGCGACCGACGAAGCCTGGTACTACTTCCGCGTTGCCTTCCCGCACGATGCCGCGCCGATCAGGAACACATTCACCAGCGCGCAGGTGGCGTCGGCCACGGAGTTCAAGAAGCGCCTGCTGGCCGTGGCGCCGGGGGCGTTCTACACCGGATCGAACGGGCAACTGGACGCCTACCTGAAGGAGCAGATGCACCGCATCAAGAGCGTGCAGACGATCAACTATGTCGGGTACACGAGGGAGAGCGGCTGCTACGTGTACTCGGACGTGGCGGTGAAGGACGGCAAGCTTTACACCCTCAACGACGAGGACTTCTTCGACATCGGCCGGCTGTCGATCAAGAGCATTCTCGGCTCGGCCGGCCTGTCGCTTAACACGGACCTGAAGGCGTTTCGGCACGACTGGCTGGACACCCTGTGGCGCGCGTTCGGCGCGAAGGCCATCGTCGCGCTGGCGTTCTGGCTGGGGTCGCTGTTTGTGGAGCAGATCCGCGAAGGCGACGGCATCAAGCAAAAGAGCTACCCGTTTCTGGAAGTGGTGGGCGAACCCGGCGCCGGCAAATCGACGCTGATCGAGTTCCTGTGGAAGCTGTGTGGGCGGCGTGACTACGAGGGCTTCGACCCGTCCAAGGCGTCGATTGCGGCGCGGGCGCGCAATTTCTCGCAGGTGTCGAACCTGCCGGTCGTGATGATCGAGGCCGACCGTGGTGACGATGGTGCGAAGGTCAAGGGTTTCGACTGGAACGAACTGAAGACCGCCTACAACGGCCGCAGCTCACGCTCGCGCGGCGTGAAGAATTCCGGCAACGAGACAGACGAATCGCCCTTCCGTGGCGCCGTGGTGATCAGCCAGAACGCCGACGTGTGCGCCAGCGACGCCATCCTGCAGCGGATCGTCCACCTGTACTTCGACCGCTCGGGCCAGAACGCCGACACCTTTGCCGCCGCCCGCGCGCTGGAGCAGATGCCGGTGGAGGACGTGTCGGGCTTTCTGCTGTCCGCCATCCTGAAGGAAAGCGAGATCCTGGCGCGCTTTGTCGAGCGCATGCCGCACTACCAGGACATGCTGATCCGCAACCCGGACGTGAAGAACCAGCGCCTGGCGAAGAACCACGCACAGATCATGGCGATGGTCGACTGCCTGCCCATTGTGTTGCCGCTGCCGGCTGAGTACCGCGACGCCGCACAGCGCCAGTTGGTGCAGATGGCCGTGGAGCGCCAGCAAGCCATCGGCGCAGACCATCCGCTGGTACAGGACTTTTGGGAACTGTACGACCACCTCGAATCCGCCGCCGACGACCAGGCCGTGCTGAACCACGCCCGAGGCAATGGCGTCATCGCCATCAGCCTGCGCCATTTCGAACAGGTGGCAAACGACCGCCGCCTGAACCTTCCCCCGCTGCCCGAACTGAAACGCGTGCTGAAGACATCCCGGCACCGCAAGTTCATTGATCTGCGGGTCGTCAACAGCGCAATCAACGCGCGATTCAACGCCGAGCACATCCACCAGCCGAAACGCCCTGCCACTGTGAAGTGCTGGGTGTTCGAGGATCGGCCGGCGAACACAGGAGCGTGAGTATGTCTGCTTTCCTCGTCTGCATCGTTTCCCACGCCGGCGTCCGCATCGAGTTCACCAGGCTGGCCCGTACGCGCCTCGATGCGCAATTGGGCGCGCTGGACTGCCTGACCGAGCCACCCCGCTTCTGCCGCGCTACCGCCATCGGGAGGGCTGCCTGATGTACGCCCTGCTCAATGTCTGGATGATCGCCACGGCTGTGGCCTCCGTCTACCTGTTCAACGCCGGCGCGCATCGGGTGCGTTGGGGCGCGTTGATCGGCCTGGTCGGACAGCCCGCGTGGCTGCACCTGACGATGGCCACCGACGAGCCCGGCATGTTCGTGGTCAGCCTGTTTTTCACGCTGTGCTACGGCCGGGGCGTGTGGGACGGGTTCATTCGCCAGGGAGGCGCCCGTGGATAAACCCTTCGTCACCGAAGCGCAGCTGCGGCGCACGCACCAGGCGCTTCGCATCGCCACCCCCTTCGACGCCATGTCGGACCTGCTGCGCCGCACCGTAGCCGCCGCAGCCCGTGCCATGGCTGCGCGAGACATGGCTGCGCGCGGCCAGGCCCGGCCACGCGCCCTTTCCATCGACCTAAAACGCCGCGCTGCCGGCGACTTTGAGGACTGACCATGCCAGCAAGCAAACACCGGAAGAACCGCCGCGCGCACCAGCCGCGTGTGGCCCGCCTGCCGTCTTGTTATCGCTTCAGCAACAAGGCCGAGGTGGATCTGCAGCTCATTCCCCATGTGGAGCTGAGCAAGATCCTGGACGGCACAGCCACGGAGAATGCCTGGTTCACCCTGGGCTTCCGTGTGAACGTCGGCCAGCTGGCGGCGGCGCTCTACTTTGCGGAAAACCGTGAGCTGCGCGAGGCGATGGATGCAGCCGTGGAAGCGATTGCCGCTGTGGGAAAGCGGTATCGGGCGCGCGGCCGGCTGGGGGTTACTGGCGACGAGTATCGGGTGATCGGGCGGGCGTTGAATCTGACGGATGAGATTCAGAGGATGTGTACCAGGAGGGAGTTGTTGGAGGTTTCGTTGGCGGTGGAAGACCAGCAAAACCACGGCGACAATGCGCCACGGTGGCGCGCGGTGCATGCACGCATCGAGGGAGCACGGGATGAATGACGGGCACCTGATCAAACGCATCGCCTTGGCCGTGGCGGATCACGTGCGGCCGGCGCTGCCGGTGAGCGTGGCGCTTTGGGATGTGGACCGGATCGCGGAATTCCTGGTGCGCTCGCCCAAGGTGGTGCGGGAACGGATTGTTACGCTGCCGGACTTTCCGAAGGCGATTCGGATACCTTCCGTGCAATCGGGCGGTGGGGCGCCGGCCAAGGCGCTGCCCCGCTGGAGGGCCTCCGAGGTGGTGGCCTGGGCGGAATCGTACAAGGATCAGCCGCGTGGCCGCCCGCGCAAGGCGGATTGACCACGCGTTGCAGCGCCTGCGGCGTCAGCCCAGGCGCTGCGCGATGCTGGACGCCGACTCGTTGTAGTAAGTCATCAGTTCCTGCAGGTTGGTATGGCCTGTCATGCGGGCCAGGTCCAGCGGCTGCAGCTTCTTCGCCAGGCGGGTGATGGCTTCGTGCCGTGTGTCGTGGAACGTCAGGTCGACGATGCAGGCCTTGTTTCTGGCTTTGCGGAACAGCGCGTCGCGGCTGGCTGGTACCAGGCTGAACAGCGGCGCCCCTTCGTCCACCGCCGGCAGCATCCGCAGCAGCTCGATGGCGCGGCCCGACAAGGGTACCTCTCTCGCCAGGCCGTTTTTGGTCAGCGGCAGCCGCGCCACCCGCCGCTCAAAATCCACTGTGAAGCTGGTCAGGCCGATTATCTCGCCTGACCGCATGGCCGTCTCCAGCGCAAACAGGAAAGCCACGGCGACGCGCTGGGAAGCCCGCACGACCGGCATGCCTTCGATGTAGCCCAGGGCGATCAGTACCGCGTCGATCTCCGCCTGGGGAATCAGCCGCTCGCGCGGCGGGTTGTCGGGCGGCCGGCGCACCTCCTTCATCGGGTCGGTCACCAGCCAGCCCCATTCGGTGCGCGCCACCTGCAGGGCGTGCGACAGCAGGGACATTTCGCGGGACACAGACGACCCGGCCACGCCATCGCGCAGCCGCGCGTCGCGCCAGGCGGCGATGTGGGCGGGCCGCAGGTTGACCAGGAGGATGTCGCGGAACGGGCTGCCCTCGATCTCCTTGCGGCCGATGAGGTCCAGGCGGAGCTTTTCCCACCGGGCGCCACGCTTTGTCGGGCTGACTTTGCGCTGGTAGTCGTCCAGGACGTCGCCGATGGTGTGTGTTTTGCTGCCCTTACCGCCTTGCAGCGACCGGAGTTCGGACTTGCGCCGATCCGCCCATTCCTGGGCAAGTGCCTTATTCGGAAAACACCTGCTCTCGCGATGGCCCTTCACGTCGATCTGAACGCGCCATCCAGTCCCTGTCTTTTGCAACGATGCCAT